AAGCGTATCCAGTTTATTCCTGGTCTCACTGACGGCATCTCCGAGCAGGCGCTGTTTCTGGGAAAGAAGCTCCGTATTGGTCGGGTCCAGTTTTAGAAGCTTGTCCACATCCTTCAACTGGGCCTGTGTGTTTTTGACTTCCTTGTTGACGCTTTCCAGGGCTTTGGTAAGGCCCGTCGTATCGCCGTCAATGGTTACCGTCAATCCCCGTGTCCTGACAGCCATCCGGAGTCCTCCTTTCCGCTAAAATCTGTCCATGTCCTCCTGCGAAGCCATGGTCGCCCACTCGGAAGCGCACTCGTCATTCCTGCTTTCGATGTAGATTTCATTGACCATTCCTATGGTCAGAAGGTCGAGATCACGAAGGGACAGTCCAATTTGAAGACATCTGAGCAGGAACAGGCCCGTGGTCATCGGGCGCTCTGTTGAACGAAGTTTTTTTTAGCTTCCGCCTCAGTTCTGACGTTGAGCCCCCATAGCTCGATGATCCTGGGAAGCACCTGATATATGCTGAACGTATTGAAGCGCTCCAGCCACTCCTCCGGGCTGTCAGGAATGGAAGGATCCGCGTGCTTCGCCATGATATAGCTGACGTTCTCAAACATCTCCAGCGAGAAAGAATCCAGTGTGGAAGCGCTTTCGTCGCTGGCGTTCAGGGATTTTTCAAGCGCGGAAAGATCCTTATAGATGTCCCTATGAAACTTCACGCGGTAAAGGCGCGGAACGGCTGCGGAAGCCCTGAAGGTAACCTCCTGGCCGTCAATGGAAACAGTCTTTGTAATCGCCATGGCTTACTCCCTCCCGTCATCCTCGCCGCCCGATTCGCCCGAGGGCATATACACATCCTCGTACCATGCGTTATACACCGTGGGATCGGTGGAATCGCCGGTCTTTGCCTTGACGGTGCCGTCGGGCAGCGGGGACGCCTTGATGGTCAGCGTCTCCGTCTGGACCTCGCGGCTCTCTTCATTGGTCTTGCCTTCGATGCCGGGGCGGGAAGCGGAACAGTTATACATCACATGGCGGATGTGCTTCTGATCGCCGTCAAACTCGAACAACAGCGCGAAAGCCGCCAGGTTGGATTCGGAGTTCTCGACCAGTACGCCGTTGGCGTCCAGTGTTTCCATGAGCACATCGGTGCGGAAGGACTCCGGAATTATGGCCAACTCCAGATCGCCGTCATAGCCCATATTGTTGTTGATGACGTAATAGACAATGCCGTCCGCGTAGAAGTTTTCCGGTTCTCCGTTGGCGTCCAGGGACAGGGATACCGCGCCGGGGACAGGCACGGGCTTCCCATAGGAAGGCACATTCTGCGCCGAAAGCGTCAGGAGCGCATAGTGCACGTTTTTCAGGTTAAATTTGACTTTGTTTTTGGACATTGGATTATCCTCCTGCCTGATCGGTTCTGATTTAAGATCGTTGGTCAGTCCGTCCTGACAACCTGCATTGAATAAAGAACCTCATACATGCGCTCCTTCTCGATCCAGACTTCGGACTTTTCATAGAAAAAGCCGTGCCTGTCCAGCACGGTTTCCACCTTTGTCTCCAGCTTTGGCTGCTTACGGTCGGTGTACAGCTCTATGTGCAGCACATCGATCCGCTGATATACCCTTCCGTCTGCCGCAAAGTTGTCCGAGGAAGGAAATAGAAAGACCACGAATGGCGGTGCCGGGGACTCGCCTTCGGCGAAATGATCGTATGCTACGGGCAGTTTCATTTCCTTCAGCATGGACAGTATCTGATCATAGGTCATATCTTTATGCTCCTCGCCAGTTCTTCCTCAAGGGCGTCCATGGCTCTGTTTTCCGCCGGTTCAATATGCGGAAAAGCGCGTACCCTGCCTCCCCCGCGTTTGGCGTGTCCATGCTCAAGCAGATGGGCAAGCATATACCGGCTCGGCGAATAGACGGTAACCTGTATGCTTGTAGAGTCTTCCTGCGTCACAGACTGCCGCCATGACCTGGCGTATCTGCCTGTTCTGACCGGCGCTGAAGTGTTGATGTCGTCTTTGATGTCTTTGCCTGCCTTTTTCACTGCTTTTTTCAGCTCATCCGCGCCGACATCCCGGATATCCGACATCAGTTCCATGACGGCGTCCGCCATTTCATCCACGCTGACTTTACGGTATGCCATGCTTTCACCTCTCCACCAGTTCGGCATGAAGCTTCCTGCAGCGCTTCCCGAATTCCATTTCATCAATGGATCTGATATCATAGATCTGGCCGTCCAGCAGGATCCGGTACTGTTTAGAGTTGACTGCAGCGATCTCAGAGCACCAGCGCACTGTAAAATCGATAAGGCTTCCCTCCTGCGTTGACGCCGCGTTGTGCTTCTCCTCAACGCTTCTGCCGTTGTTTGCGGCTGTCGCCCAACAGCTGAAGTAATCCCTCCAGGCAGACAGGTGATTGGCATTCTCATCGACGACAGTCTCATTCTTCTGGATGGTGATCCGCACACGCATTCCGGCGATATTCATCACAGCACCCCTTCCCGGACAGCAAACAGCAAATTTCTCAGCGTCATCATCAGGCCATGATGATCTGCCTCTTCCCGGTGCTCATACAGATAACCGACAGCATACAGGATTGCCACCTTCAGCAGCTCGCGTACCTGGATAATTTCATCCTGGGAGTAGACGTCTGTGTGGACAGTCAGCACGGTGCCGTCGTCATCCGTCGTCACCTTTTGAATCTCCCGCCATTCCTCGTGTCCGATTCTCGCCACGTCCATGACCATTCGCTCGGCGGATAAAAGGAGGATACCGATAAGGGCATCCTCATCCGCGCTGTCAACACGTAAATACATCTTCGCCGAGTCCAGCGAGACGATGGGCATCAGTTCCATTCGGCATTCCTCCTTTACCGGGCGAATAATTGCGCTCAGCCTGTTGCAGTTTTACTCGGACTGCTCCGAATCAGTCTGATCCAGGTCGTTCTGTTCTGTCTCCTCTGTCGGCGCAACCAAACAGATGGTGATGGCGACCTCCGGATAGCCGTCCGCCTTCAGCGTGATGACCTTGGGCGTATCCACAACCTCGTCTGCGCGGATATACAGGACGAATTCGCCGTTCTGATCCAGACCCACAGACGCTGCTTCAGATGCGTCCGCATCGGTCAGCGGTTCGCCGTTGTACTTCACCAGTGTAACAGAGGCCAGGCCGGTGCCGATGCCAAGTCCGATCCATTTGTGGGTTCCCTGACCGGGAGCGGAGCTTTCGGATTCCTCCAGCTCATTCACATCCGCGGTGACAGTAAGCACACCATCCTCAAAGGCGACACTGGCCTTGCCGTTGTTGGAAGCAGCGACGGGATCTGTCAGGGCCGGGGCAAGCCTCGCGGTGATGTTCCACTCATCCGGAACCATGATGCCGGCGTTCTTCAGCCTGATCAGCAGGGCGTTGAAATCATTCTTCAGCGCGGCCACAGCGGTGGCGGTGCTGGCAGACTGGTTCTCAGCGGCCGAACCGCCGCCGTCCAGCCCTTCGACCTCAGCGCCGTCTTCAACAATGAGCCTGCCGCCGATGACAAGGGTATCTCCTTCATCAGTGAAATAGTTCCTGGTTACGATGGTCTGATCCATCTTTTTCCCTCCTAAAGCCCCTTCAAGGGGGCAAGTCTCTGAATTGATCCGGGGCTATCCCCTATATCAGATAGCCCCGGAGTACGGAAAGGGTTTAGCCGTTGGCCTTGTTGCTCATGACCAGCGCCTTCACAGCCTCGGGCAGGATGAGTTTGCCGTCGACGCGCTGAGTGGTCATGAAGCCCACCTGGTCGTTGGCCGCGAACAGCTCATTCAGGCGACGGAAAGTGCGGCTGGCACGGTCAGCGACCCAGTAGTAGCTGTAATCGCCGAAGGTCATGACCTTGTTCCCCTTTGCCACACCGGGCATGAAGCCGGAGGTATAGATGGGGCGCCCCAGGATGGTATCGGGCTTGCCAATATCCAGCGCAGGACGCCAGATATAGTTGCCCTGACCGTCCTTGAGCATCATCAGCTGCAGGAGCAGCTCCTCGTTGCAGAGGAACGCGGCCTTCGCGCGATAGGGGGACTTCAGACTGTAGTACAGGCGGAAGATATCGTCGAAGGTGACAGAGGTCGGGGAAGCGGCGGTCGCGCCGGTTTCCGCGCCGACGGTATCGTTCAGCAGGCCGGTGGGCTGCTTGTCGCCGGTACCGACGATGAAAGCCTTCTCCTCCGCGCGACCCATGGCCTTGCCGAACCGGTCGGCGATATAGGCGGTGATGTCAAAGGCGGAGTCGTTCAGGAGCTCGTTGCTCACGCGGATCATGGCGCCCATCTTGTAGGCGGACAGGGTGGTCTGCGCGAACTTCGTGGTGGTCTCAGGAATCTCCTCGCCCTCGTCGATCCAGGAGGCCTCCATGGTATCGTTGGCGATGGGGATCTTACGGGTACCGGAGCTGGTGCGGATGACGTGGGCCATCTGGCGGAAGATATTGTTCTCCTCCAGGCCCTGAATCAGGCGGCGCTCGAATTCGCCCGGAACGGTATAGCCGCCTTCGTCGTCCTTACCCACGGACAGGGCGTTGCGTACCTCCATGACATGACCGTCGCCGCGCATCATGTCCCAGAAGGCCTTGTTGTACTCGTCGGTCGCCGTGGGCTTAACAGCATCCTTGTGAGGGCCCATGGGGCTGTTCTTCACGGGAGCGGTCGTGGGCTGGGCCAGCCTGGCGTCCATCTCGGCCTGCTGCTCAAGCCGCTCGATCTCCTTGCCCAGCTTCGCC